TTAAGGTCACGCTTGATATTCAGACGCCAGAAGGGAAAGCGAAATGCTTCACGACGCTCTACATGAAGAAGTCTGCAAAGGGCTTCATCACGGACTTTTTCCGCGCTATCGGCATGGCAAAGGTCGGACAGACGTTCAAGCCGGACTGGAATAACGCGGTAGGCCGCACGGGCAAGGCGAAATTTAAGAATCACGTGAGCGCGAACGGCAAGACGTATAACGACCTTGAACGCTATATCTTCCCGGACAAATAAGAAGGTGCAGAACGTGAAACTTAGACCATATCAAGAGGAGGCACGGCACGCGATAGAGTCTGAGTGGCATGAGGGCAGGGCGAAAACCCTGCTCGTTTTGCCCACGGGCACGGGAAAGACGGTTTGCTTCTCTGCCGTGGCTGCCGACCGCGTAGAGCAAGGTGATCGCGTGCTTATCATGGCGCATCGCGGCGAGTTGCTAGAGCAGGCAGCCGACAAGCTAAAAGCCGCGACGGGGCTTGCAAGCGCACTTGAAAAAGCGGAAAGCTCTTGCCTTGATAATCCGTTCGCGCGTGTTGTTGTCGGCTCGGTGCAGACACTTATGCGGGAATCACGATTGGAACGCTTCCCGCGTGACTATTTTCGGACAATCATCATTGATGAGGCTCATCACGCCGTATCACAGAGCTATCAGAACGTGTTATCTTACTTTGATGGCGCGCGTGTTCTGGGCGTGACGGCGACCGCCGATAGGGCTGATATGAAAGACCTAGGTTCGGTTTTCGACAGTCTCGCGTATGAATACACGTTGCCGCGTGCTATCAAAGACGGCTATCTCTCGCCTATCAAAGCGCAGACTATTCCTCTCAAACTGGACATTTCAAAGGTTACGATGAGCGCGGGAGACTTTAAGGCAAGCGACATCGATGATGCGCTAGAGCCTTATCTGAAGAGTATCGCAGATGAGATGCGGAACTATTGCAAAGGGCGGCGCACGGTTGTTTTTCTGCCGCTTGTCGCAACGTCTCAGAAGTTTCGCGACATCTTGAACGCGCGAGGATTTAAAGCGGCGGAGGTCAACGGTGAGAGCAAAGACCGCGCCGAAATCCTGCGAGATTTCGCGGCCGGAAAATATGACGTACTTTGCAACTCCATGCTTTTAACTGAGGGATGGGATTGCCCCGCCGTTGATTGCGTAGTTGTGCTTAGACCGACGAAAAGCCGCGCGCTCTATTCGCAGATGGTAGGACGCGGAACGCGGCTTTCACCGGGCAAGAAAGAGCTGCTATTGCTGGATTTCCTCTGGATGACAGAACGGCATGAGTTATGCCGCCCGGCGCACTTGCTCGCAAAAGATAAAGATGTTGCGGCGGCGATGACAAAGCGGATTGAGGAATCAGCAGAGCCGCAAGACCTCGAAGATGTCGAGCGGCAAGCAAATGAAGATGTGGTCAGGGAGCGCGAGGAATCTTTGGCGAAGCAGCTTGCACAGATGAAAAAGCGCAAGCGGAAACTTGTTGACCCGTTGCAGTTTGAGATGTCAATACAGGCAGAGGATTTGACAAACTATGTCCCTGCTTTCGGTTGGGAACTCAACCCAGTATCAGAAAAACAAAAGGCAACGCTCGAAAGGTCAGGTATATTTCCAGATGAAATCACGTGCGCGGGCAAGGCGCAGCAGGTCATTGACCGCCTTGCAAAGCGCCGCGCAGCAGGACTTACAACACCGAAACAAATCAGATTTCTAGAATCAAGAGGCTTCACGCACGTGGGAACGTGGTCGTTTGAGGCTGCGTCGAATATGATTGCAAGGATTAGCGCTAACGGATGGCGCACGCCGCATGGCGTCACGCCGTCAACGTATAAACCGGAGGTATGAAAATGGACAAAATCAATAATAATGAAATGACACTCGAACAGACTATGCAGACCATCGAAAAGGTACTTCCAATTCTCGATGGCATGGCGGTTTCAATTCCGCTCAAGCGGGCCCTTCACTTTCTGAAAGCGTTCCCACGCCCGTGCGACGGCGAAAAGTACGCGGATTGCGATGTGTTGGACTATGCGCTTAAGGTCAGCGAGGAACACGGCGAATTGATGAAAGCTATCCTAGAATATCGCCATGCTCAGACGGTTGATTCTCTCAAACAGGTGTTTTGGGAGGCTACGGATGCTATCACGGCTATCGTGAGTCTGCTTGACAAGCTCGGTTTCGACGCGGATGCACGCGCGAACATGCAGATTATGATTAACCAGAGCAACGCAGAACGCGACGGAGGGAAGCGGTTCAAATGATGACAGACAAAGAAATCTATGATGCGTACATGAAGCGCGTAACGCCGCGAAACTGGAACGTGTACGGGATTGATGAAGCGTGTATCGGCGCAGGGTATTCAATGTTGCCGGCGGTTGAAACGCGCGGCGTCGCAACAGCGTATGATTACATGCGCGGTCAAAAACTGGGACATACGCCGATTGGCAATGGCGAAGATAAACTCTTACGATTCATTCACGTTGATTTTGATTGGGAACTTCCGCGCTACATGTGGCAGGAAGTTGATACATATCATTTTCTGGAGCGTAATTCACAGAGCACTATGCACCGCATCTTAGAGATGGATATCGAAAAGGCTTGCAGCCCGTATACAACGGCGCATGTAACGGATATGACAAAGTATCGTATCAAGTGTTACAAGCAGGCGCAGACGCGAGAGCAGAAAGAAATTGCATGGCTTGAACTGAAAGCAAACATCCCCGAAGGGCTTATGCTTGTAAGTCGCATTACGACAAACTACGCGACACTCAAGACAATTTACAAGCAGCGTAAGTATCACAAAAATCCAGAATGGCGTGCGTTTTGCCGGTGGATTGAAACGCTGCCGAGGGCAAGGCAGTTCGGTGTATGCGGAAAGGAGAGCGAGTAATGCTGACATTAGGTAGTTTATTCGACGGTATCGGCGGATGGTTACTTGCTGCACAACACGCAGGAATTAAACCGCTATGGAGATGTGAGATTGACGAATATCCTAGAACGGTAAGTGAATATCATTTCCCTGACGTTGATAGCTACGGTGATATTCGTAAAGTTCATGGAAATGAAATTGCACCAGTCGATATTATCTGCGCAGGTTCTCCCTGTCAAAACCTGTCCGTAGCAGGTAATAGAAAAGGACTGCAAGGGAACGAATCCTCGTTATTTTATGAATCGATTCGCATTTTAAAAGAAATGAGGAATGTAACAAATGGTAAATATCCAAGGTTCTTTGTTTGGGAAAACGTTACTGGAGCATTTAGCAGCAATCACGGAAACGACTTTCGAGCAGTGCTCGAGGAAATCGGACAGACCAAAATTTCAATGCCTGAATCTGGAAGATGGGCAACCTGCGGATTGGTCAGAGTTTCGCTCTGTGACATCGCATGGCGCGTGCTTGACGCTCAGTATTGGGGAGTTCCCCAGCGCCGCCGTAGAATCTTCCTTGTCGCAGATTTTGCAGAATCCAACAGATGTGCCGCAGAAATACTATTTGTCGAGCAAAGCATGTCAGGGGATTCTCAGAAGAGCCAAAGAGAGGGGCAAGAAACTGCCGAAAATGCTGGAACAGGCACTAAAAGAGCAAGCCGAGTAATCCCAACTTTATTGTCCAGGGATTATAAAGGGATTGCAAACCATGATTTCCCACTATGCGAGAAACTGGTCATCCCAGAGGTGGACTATGAGAAAGACATATGATGTGCGATTATCTTACCTGAACACCAACAATGCATCTGCACGATACACCGTGTACGAAACAGACAAGAGTAGGACGCTCGGTACGCAAGCTAGTGATCCTAGTAGTCAACAGGGAGGGGTGGCAATAGTGGAGGAAAATATTATGGATAGCGAAAGCGGAACTTTAACACCATGGGATGTCCAGTCAAACAGAATACAGTCTGTGAATGGTACGGCTGCAACATTGTATGGCGGAGCAGGACAGGGAACCCATAACGGGGCTGTGTTCATCCCAAATAAGGCAAGCTGTTTGACATCAAGAATGGACGGCTCCCCATGTGTTGATAGAGGCCCGCAGATAGTAGCCATTTATGACATGACACATGCTAACGAGGTGATGCGTCCTATGCACGGTGATAAAGTCAATACCCTTAATAGCCGCATGGGAACGGGAGGGAATCAAGTGCCGGTATTGCAGGACAAGGAAATCCGTAGGGTTCGCAGGCTCACGCCGACGGAGTGCGAACGCTTGCAAGGACTTCCCGATGGATATACAGATATCGAGTTCAAGGGAAAGCCTGCAAGCGACGCACGCCGCTATAAAGCTATCGGCAACGGCATGGCTCAACCGTGTGCTGATTTCGTGTTAAAACAGATTGTCAAATTTCAGAGCGTCCGCTAAAAAGGAGGATTTTCGGTGAAAGAGTCTTACATGGATTTTCTGAAATCAAAGATGGTTATTGCGCCGAAAAGCGGCATTCCCATCAATCGCGAAGAAATCAGCGATGTTCTGAAACCACACCAGAGAGACGCGGTATACTGGGCGGTGGTCGGCGGTAGGCGTGCGCTTTTTGAAGCGTTCGGGCTTGGCAAGACAATCCAGCAGCTTGAATGGTGCAGGCTGATTCACAAACACAAGGGCGGGAAAATGTTGATTGTTTGCCCGCTTGGCGTCAAGCAGGAGTTTATGCATGACGCACGGGAGCTGCTTAAAATGCAGGAACCTGTCTACGTGCGGAACATGGAAGAGGTCGAAGCTACGGAAAGTTGGCTTGTTATCACGAATTACGAACGCGTTCGCGATGGCGATATTGACCCTCACTATTTTTCCGGGACATCGCTTGATGAAGCCTCCGTTTTGCGTTCGTTCGGTAGCAAGACCTATCAGACGTTTCTCGCAAAGTTCCAGGGCGTGCCGTTCAAACTCGTTTCGACAGCAACGCCATCGCCGAACAAATACAAAGAGCTTATCCACTACGCAGGTTATCTTGAGGTCATGGACACGGGACAGGCATTGACGCGCTTTTTCAAGCGTGATAGCACGAAAGCGAACAACCTGACGCTTTACCCGCACAAAGAAAAAGAGTTTTGGCTTTGGCTTTCTACGTGGTCGCTCTTTATTCAGAAGCCGTCAGACCTGGGATATAATGACGCAGGCTATGCGCTGCCGCCGATGGAAATCCGTTACCACAAGCTCAACAAGCGAACCGAAATCACGGCTGAAAAGGATGGACAGCTTAAGATGTTTCAGGATGCCGCCGAAGGTCTGAAACAAGCTGCAGCAGAAAAGCGCGAGAGTATCGAGGAACGCGTCTATGAAGCTAAACGCATTATCGACGCTGCGCCGGGCGAGCATTTCATCCTGTGGCATGACCTCGAGGCTGAGCGTCATGCGATCAAGAAAATCATTCCACAAGCGGTAGAAATCTACGGCTCGCAGGATATGGACAAGCGCGAGAAAAACACGATTGACTTTTCCGAAGGTCGCGTGCCGATTCTCGCAACTAAAAAAGAATTGTCCGGCAGCGGTTGTAACTTCCAGAAACATTGTCATCGCGCCATCTTCGTAGGCATTGACTACGAGTTTAATGATTTCATTCAAGCGATTCACAGGATTTATCGCTTTTTGCAGACGGATAAGGTCATCATTGACATTATCTACATGGACACGGAACAGGCGATTCTCAAGGCGTTACAGGCAAAGTGGACGCAATACAACCACCTGACGGAGCAGATGGAAAATATCATCAAGAAATACGGTCTTAGCGGCGCGAACGCCGCAAGCGAAATGAAACGGTCGATAGGAGTGAAGAGAGTGGAAGTCAAGGGCGAAGGATGGACGGCAATCAACAATGACTGTATCGAAGAGTGTAAGAACATGCCGGATAACTCTATTGATGAGATTGTAACGTCAATTCCGTTTTCGAACCACTACGAGTACACGGCAAGTTACAACGATTTCGGTCACAACGAAAATACGGAACGCTTTTTCGAACAGATGGATTATTTGTCCCCCAATCTGCTGCGTATCTTGAAGCCGGGGCGCGTGTTTGCTTGCCACACGAAAGACCGCGTGCTTTTCGGTAATGCGACAGGGACGGGGATGCCGACGATTGAACCATTCCACGCTCAATGTATCCGGCACTATATGAAGCATGGTTTTCAGTATTTCGGTATGATTACGGTCGTTACGGACGTCGTGCGTGAAAACAATCAGACCTACCGTCTCGGATGGTCGGAACAATGCAAGGACGGCTCAAAAATGGGCGTAGGTTGCCCGGAATATATCCTGCTTTTCCGCAAACTGCCGTCTGATACGTCTAAGGCTTATGCAGATGTACCCGTCAAAAAGACAAAGCAGGAATACACGCGGGCGCGTTGGCAGATTGACGCTCACGGATTTTGGCGGACAAGCGGCAACCGTCTGCTTACAAAAGAAGAGGTTATGAAATTCCCCGTCAGCGACCTGCAGCGCGTTTACCGTGAGTATTCGCGGAATAGCGTATACAACTATGATGAGCATGTAGCGATGGCGGAAAAGCTCGATAAAGACGGCAAGCTCCCCGCGTCGTTTATGGTAGTCGCTCCCGGCTCATGGTGTGATGAAGTATGGGATGATATTAACAGGATGCGGACGATGAACACGCTGCAGGTACAGCGCGGCAAGCAGATGCACGTCTGCCCGCTTCAGTTCGATATTGTTGACCGCCTGATTAATCGGTATAGCAACCCGGGAGACTTGGTTTTCGACCCGTTCGGAGGTCTTATGACGGTTCCCGTGCGTGCGCTTCATCTTGGGCGGCGCGGGATTGCGACGGAACTCAACAATGGCTATTTCCGCGACGGCGTAGGCTATCTCAAAGAGGAAGAAATGAAGCATAGCGAACCGTCATTGTTCGATTTTATCAATGAGAATGCAGAATGAGAGGTGTAAAAAAAATGGGGCAGAAATGGTATATCGACAAAATCAAAGCAGCCGCGCCGGAATTGCTAGACGGCAACACAGCGGACATCATGGACTGGATTGACAATGCGTTTGCGATGTACGCAGAAGATGCGGATATTGTGATGCAGATGGATGATGTCATCGATGAGCAGGAAGATTATTACGGTGTAGAGCTTGACTACATGAGCCGCAATCAGCTGCTGACGGTCGCGGCAAAGCTGATTGGCGTGACGGAGGGTGAATAATGGAAACTTGCGATAGAAACGGCAACTGCATCAATGACGCTCCGACATACGCGCAGGAGCAGCTTGCGGATATTGAACGACGTGAAGCCGTTGACCACCCGGACTATTACAAACGCGGCGGCATCGAGGTTATCGACGCCATTGAAGCGTGGGAACTCGGATTCAATCTTGGGAACGTAGTCAAATACATCGCCCGCGCCGGGCGCAAGACAAAAGACGGCTTGCAAGACCTCCGAAAAGCCGCATGGTATCTTGACCGGGAAATCAAGAGGAGGGAGCACCAATGACGTTAGAACCTGACAAGGTTTATAAAGTGACGAAAGGAAATACAGATAGGAGTATTCTGACCGGGGATTTGATTTTTATCGACGGTAAAAGCGGCGCGCTCGTGGTGCCTGCGGGGAAAGGTTGGCTTGAGAAAGACGAACAGACACAATCCGTCATGGATTTTGAGTGTATTCGTATCTGAGAGGAGGTCATTTGATGGACAATATGATAGACGCGCTCAAGTATATCGACCCGGCAGGGTGTAGCTATCAAGAGTGGGCGCAGGTTGGCATGGCGCTCAAGCATGAGGGATTCCCTGTTTCTGTGTGGGACAACTGGAGCGCGCAGGATTCGCGGCGGTATCACGCGGGCGAATGCATCAAGAAATGGGAATCGTTCCGCGAGGAAGCTATGTCGACTGTGACAGGCGGCACGGTGTACTTTATGGCAAAGGCGCGCGGTTGGCAGCCGCCGCGCCCTGCCGAC